CTGTATAGTCAAACAAGCGTGTATATACGCCTGTGATGGTAGTGATATCTTTAGCACTACCTAAGATTGTCAATGCTGAATCTAAATCTGTATTTCGTTGCTTTGCGTCTACTGAGAGATACCATCTTACAATGGTAATTCTAGAATTGATCTGCAATGTTCCCAATGTAGGAAATAGCGTGTCTTGTTCTGTATAGGGTTCATCCAAATATACTCTACGAGCATTTTTAAGATACAGCGCATTAGTTCCTTCTTCAAACGGCAGTTCCTGACTGGTCTTAATGCTACCAGTTAGTTGTGCTGTCAAATAAGTTAATAATTGCGTTCTCATCTTACACGAACTCTATTTACAAAAGCAGCCATCTTGTCTGCAGTTTCAATTGTTGCGTTTTCGCTGAAGTCATACCAATCGCCGGCCTCTAACACTTCGTCAAACAATACATTATAACTGTCCTTATAGAACTTGATCTTTGCGATCTCTGCGCTATCAGGATTGCCGAAGTCAGCAATAGTAGGATATGTATATTCGTGCAATGCCAAATATATATTCAAATCCTTGAATTCCTGAGTCCTTGCTAAGATATAATCTGGATCAACAACAGGTAGTAGGTTTGGATCAATGATGTCTGCCAACTTACGCTGATATTCTCTCCACCAGCTGGAGTTTCTAATCTGTGTTAGAATACGCTGACTGGCCATGTTTAGAAAGTTTTCAATTTCTGCTTGTGTAAGATCTTCATTTGCTTCAAATACACGACTATCACGAGCCTGTAGTTCGGCAAAGGTAGCGAAACGCAGAAACGTTGCGCCACTGTATACAAAATTTGGGTTGCTCATTGTGATAGTCCTTTAGATTAATTTAGCAATTAAGAAAGTGCGCTGTCAAACTTCAAGTGACGACCGTAACCGTCTTGTAGTTCACCAACGCCATAGTATGCTGAACATACGATGTCTTCACCTAAGAAGGCTGCGCGACGCTGTGTTTCAATCTGGATGTCACCAATTAGACCAAAGCCTAGAGCATCACGGTGGAATACAGCACCTGGGAAATCACCTGGGTTTGTAACAGCGTCAATGTTGCTTGTTTCATAGATTGGGATACCAGCTAATTGTCCAACATAGCCCATACGCATTGCTTCGTTAGAAACTTCGCTGTATGCGCCTGATGTGAATGCAACAGCACCTGCTGTTGTCAATTCTTTCTTCAAGCTGAATGCGATTTCAGGATGTAATACGCAGACCATACCTTCTGTTGGAACAGCACTGGCTTTTAATGTAGCTACCGCTTTGAAGATGTCTTCTGCTGTAATAACTGCTGTATAGTTGCCATAACCTGCCGCAAAACCTGCGAACAATGCTGTTAAGTCAGTGTCAATTTTTCGGGCTACAGCCTCGCCGAACAATCTTCCCAAGTCTGCTACAACATTACTTGTTGCTGAAGCACGAGCTAAGTCAGTTAGCAATGTGCGAATAGCAACAGGAGCGATTGTTAATGTTGCTTCTGTTGTTGTAACTGCTACATTAGGAACTTCGCTGCCTTCAGCTACTGCGGCTGCTGTTTGTGTAGGATAAAATGGAACATTTACCGTTTTTCCCTGGCCCGCAGATAGAGTGTAATTTTTTACCAAACCGCGCATAATAGATCGCTCATTAAATACGAACATCGCTTCTTGAACGATCTCGGGTAATAGGGTTGCTAATGTCCCTGATGTTGTTTCGTTTGCCATAATATAATTCTCCTTAAATGAATTTTAGGCTATACCGGATTTTTTTCTATAATCCGCATATATTTTTCTGTGCTCGGGATTAGCCATATTAAGTTTACTAATATCAACTTTGCTAGTAGTGTTGCCTGTGACATTGCTTCGTGTATTAGTTGTGGCAGGTGCTGCCGACACAAAATGTGGATTGCTTTGCAGCCATGACTGAACAAAACTATCCACACTTACCGGTTTCCCGCTGTCATCATAGCGAACAACACCTTTGTCATCTAATACTTCAACTTCACCATCTTGACTAAGTCTAACTTGATTACGAATCAATGCTTTGACTTGCTCAGGATTAACAGCACGATAACGAGCTGCCGCATCTACTATAGGAGTTTCTACTTTGAAACTTTCTATTACTCTATCCCTCTTTTGAATTTCTGCATCCTTCTTGGCTGCTAATTCTTGTATAACACGATCGAACTCTCCACGCTTTAGTTGTTGTTCTTGTTGAATCTTTTGATGCTGACTAACGATTTCTCGTAGTTGCTCTGGATCTCCAAGTTCTTCATACTTGCTGACATATTTCTTTTCTAACTGACTTTTGGTCTTTGCTAGAATAGCATTTACTTCTGCCTGCGTAAAAGTCTTTTCTGTTGCCTGATCATTTTGAGAGATTTCAGTGTTCTCTGTAGCCGATGTTTCTTGTTGGGTCATCGTAGTCCTCGCCTCTTTAAGAGTAAATGTTTTGAACAGATAGTTCTGTTCGTAGTGTATTTATATAAATTTATTCAATATTGTCTAGTATGTTTCGTGCCCAAGTAAGTCCAGCAGGTCCGCCCCATAGCAAATAAGCCTGTGTGCCTGGAGTATTCTCTCCTGGTTTGTAATAAACTCTTGCACGGCTTAGAAAACTAAATGTTCTTTTAACTATGTCCAAACTTACTTGCTGTCTATTAGCAAATTGATTTGCACGAGCAAGTCCCACAGCAGTTCCACCACGATTACTTGGGCTGGATTCTTCACGCAGTTTCAAGCCACGCTTGGCTGCTTCTGCCATTGCTCCAGTAGGACGATATGTTGCCATTAAGCCATTGTCTCGCTCATTGGTTCCCAGGCAGCACACCACCAAGTTGCTTTAACTGGTGCGTTGTTCCAGCGTGTGCATAATCCTTCTACATAGTAGCCACAGTTCTTACAGTTTTCTGCACCGGTTGCTGGCTCATATGCTTCAGGTAAATCTGGACTAATAGGTGTGCCATCAGGATAAGTTCTTGTTATTTCTTCTTCATCTGGTTCAGGAACACCCTCTTGCTCTGCGTATTCTTCAGCAAGTTCGTGCTCTGGCATTTCAATGTCAATAGTATCCATAACAGCGTTTTCAATTAGCAAACGCTTGACAGGATCTTGAACAATCTCTGATGCAGTTTTCAAATGTGCTAATTCGTGATTTGTATTCTTTAATGCAAAGTTATCAGGATAGTCTATTTCACCATCCCAAGTATAACCCATGTATGTGTATATGATACTCCAGATTTGTTCTTCAGCAAGTTCTAGATTATCTGCTATGCTTGATAGTCTTGCGTTTAGCAATTGGAATTCTGTTTCGATTGCTATGCCGGACATCTCTCTAGTTTCTGTGGCACGAACAGCACCAACATTACCCATGCTGTCAATCATCTTCTTACGATTGTTAATACTAGTATAAATCTTATCTATCTGACCGCCTTCAAATTGTAATACATAAGGCTTTAAGTTTGGATCAAGATTCTCTTCCATAGTGATGACCTGTCCAGCGGCTGCTCCTTGAGCATTTGTGCCTGCTGTGGCAACTAAGCTGGGATGAGTATCTAATCTAATACTGTCATAGACTTCACTTAGTTCATTGTAGATCATTCTCTGTTGGTCGGCAATGTCATCAACTAGACTATTACCTAATCCTCTAACAGGACTGCGTTCAGCGTAAGCACAGACAAAAGGCAAATAACCTAGACCATTTACTTCCACAGTCATGTCTGTGACACGCTCTTGTTGTGTGTCTAAGTTATAAGTTGTGATTGTATCGTATGTCCATTCTCGGACAACGGTTTCAGTGCCATTGACTTCTTCCACATACTTGATATATTCTAATTGATAACCGCCATTAGGCTGACGAGCCCAACGCCAGTCTGTTACTGCCAATGGGTTATACATTGATAGATAAGGTCTGGCATTCATTGCCTGTTCATCTGCCATTGTTATAGCACCAACATCAGGCTTGACCACTGCAATCCATACATGTCCAAACACGCTGGCCCATTGAGCACAATCTTTCATAAAGGCATTCATATTGCGTCCATCTAAGTCTGCATCTTTGACAATGTCTTCAATGGTAAAATTGTTTTCTAAACTACCAAACTCACGCTTGGGTTCTGTTCTAAACAAGAAACTTGTGTATAGGCTAATTAGACTTCTAACTTGATTGTCTAAGGGCGTATTGTTTAATCTAACTGCGTATTGTGTGTCGCTTTCAAGTGCATAGCGTTGTAGGTAAGCACCTTCACGATAGGCTTGTCCGCCTGTAAAACTTGACAGTAAGAATAACCATCGTTGTTGATTACGACTGTAGGTTGTGTTACCTGCTGTTGCCTGTAGGTAGGCATTTTGAAATGTTTGTAACTCTGCCATGTTTTAGGCTCCAATATTAGTAATGTTATTTATGCTTGCGTCTGCCATCTAATAACGGCATTTCTTCTGTTAGCATCAGCCATCTTCAATCTTGTTGATTCAGGCTTTGGTATATTCTTTTGTCTTTGACTTTGTCTAATCTTAAAATCTTCAGGCATAACTTTCTCGCTACTATTTTCTTCATTAGTTAGTTTGCGAACATTGCTGGGATGATAAGGCCCAGCATCTCCTAGGCGTGCCATACATAATTTACCTTTACCGCGACCACGATTAAGAATATCGTTGCCCCACCATTCTACCCAAGATTCATAGGTAAATTGCCATTCAATCTTTCTAATGATAGCCGTGTGCATTTGGCTCATATACTTTGCTTTAATTTTATCTTTATACATATTTACTTTCTTATGCTAAAGCATGTCCAAATGCTCTAGGAATAACTCTCTCAACTTCTTTGTTGATAGGAAACAGATACTGGATAGCATAAGTTAAGGCATCAAATTGATGATCAAATCCACTATCCTTGTCTGGTATCTGTGTGCCTTCTTTGTAGCAAAACTGCTGTAGGCTTTTTATTGTGTGCTTGCACTTTGGATCTATGTAGAATCTTGTTGTGCTATTGTCTCTTAAGAAGAACAAACTATTTGCTGAATTTATTCTATCTTTGACTAATGGATGCTGCCTATGATAACGCACAGTAAATCCTGCGTTTTCTAATATCTTGATGTCTGTGTTGCCGTTGGCACTAGTCTTACGCTGAACACCAGCAGGGTCTGGATATATTGTAATAGGATTACGAGGATACCTGTTGCGTATCTCATCTATGAGTTCATTAGTATTACTACTATAGAGAACAATCTCATCCACGCAATGTAATCCATCTTTGGTTCTTCTCATAACTGTGCAACTCATTGGATTCACATTGAAGTCAGTGCCTAAT